CATTTTGAAAATTCGCATTATAACTATAAACTTTATACTCATTAGTGTCATAGTCTAACACATATTTGTAATAAAAGTATTGTGTTTTATCTATATTGAAAATATTTTGTCCAATAAAATTAGATTGAGGTACATTCATAAATCTAACAAACTGACCAATTTTAGCATTAAAAAATTTAGCGCTTACATAAAATTCATTTATATTTAAGTAAGTTTTATCTTTTAACCAATATACGTAAAAACCTTCCTTATCCGCACCGACAGAATCTAACGCGAATTTAGGTTTTTTTACCTTAACACTTGTCTGATTAAGTGGTGGTCCAATAGTACCATCTTCTTTTAACCCTTGTTGTGTTGGTATTATAACACTAAGTAATAAAGTTTGCCCTTCATTTTGTGGTGAATCATAAAAGTCTAATTTAAAAAAACTACCTTTAAATGAATTTGCAAAATAATAAATTTCACTATCAGTAAATGTTGCGTTCTCATAATCAGTACCCCAATTACTTATTGTTGATGCGGTAACTCCTGTTAAATTATTGTAAAAATAAAATTCATAATTTACTGAGGTTCCTGAATCGTTCAAAATAACAGGTATGTTTATTGTTATTGTACTAGTTTGGTTTGTAACCGGATTAATAAGAATAACATCTTGTGTTATATTATATGATAGTGTTCCAGTATAATCTGAATGTGAAAATTTTGTGATTTCAAAATCAGATATAGAATTTATTACATCAGCAATAACCTCATCTTCAAATTTTTCAATTTCTAATTCTCTACCTAAATTTTCAAAATTTATTTCCAACGGTATGTTAATAAATTGTTCGTCTTCTGATATTGTTTTTCTAAAATAATTATTATTCACAAGGGTCCGTTGTTGGTAAGTTTATTTCGTTCACAATCAACGAAGTGTTTCTTTTTATAGGGTAATGTAAAAAGTTTATATCTTTAAATGGGTAATGAGCACCATTTATAAACGGGATATCTAAACCTATACCGTTACCATCAAAAAAACCATAACTATATAAATCTCTCCAATAAAACTTTGTATCATTATTAGAGTAGTAAGCGTATGAAGGTGCAGAATCTATTTCATCTAATGTTGCGCTTTCAATATAATCACTAAAAACTCTGATTGGTATTGAATAGTGTGGTTTATATAAATAACCAGGAGGATATAAAATACTATTTATATAATTACTTATACCAATAGCAATTCCCTCAAACCCGTTGGGTACTGGTAAAGAAATATCTAAATAGTCAGGATTAAATGAATATTTGTGATAAATTGGTGAAAGTATATATTCTTGTTGTTCAATATCATTATACTCACAAAAATCACCTTTTATAACGTCATCAATATTTAAAAAATTATTGTAATAAAAAGTTTGTCCGTTTTTTTGGTAAGAACTAACTGTAATATTATCTTTATTATCTGTTGATGTGTGATTCCACCAAGGATCTACCGCATTTTCTAAAAAATTAAATTCCCACCCAATGTCTAATGCTCTTTGAAGATTCTGTGGTGGTTTATTAAACCAACCCATATACCCTCTATTTATCATTGTAATAAAAAGTTCAGAAACAGGTTTTCCGTTATTATCTATTAAATTTTCAATATCAATATCTTTATTTACAGTAAAACCATAACTTTGTGTTCCGTCTTTTATTGAAACCCTTTGTACTTGATTTGGTGTTAATGCTGAGTACTCTAACTTTCTTTTTATCGGAAATATATTATTTTCAAAACCCATTTTAGTTAAAAATGTGTCTTTTTGATCTGTTAATATTTTATGTAACCTAACATAATATCTTGATGTTGTTTCACCACTATTACTTAAATTTATTATTCTTTTAAAATTACCATATCTTCCTGTAACAACATCTAAGTCTGAAAATTTTAAATTATATATTGAAAAGACTCTTAATTCTGATCTATATGTATCATCACCAAGACCATAAATTTGAAAAGTATCTTTTCCGTTAATTGAGATGTTTAATTTTACGTACTGACCGATACTTAAATTGTGGTTTGTTGCACAATAAAAATATATTAAAGGTTTTCCATTAAAGTTGCCGGATTTTAAAACAAATGGTATTCCATCGGCAACATTAAAATTTGAATTAGTTACGTTAAATTTTTCATCGACATATGTCATTGTTTGTGCCGTTGTACTACTAAAAGCATATGAAACATATGTTGACCAATTATATGTTGTTGCACTTTTTGCAACGTAATCAATATGTCCCGAAATTGAAGCATCTCTTATAATTGTAAATTCATCATATTGTGGATAACCTTTCCAAACACCAGTATTTATTGAAGTTACCGGATCAACATAATATAAATTATTTTTAAATGGTGTGTAATTTGTTTTTCCTGAAATTACATTATTAGCCACGTTAGTAATTTTACCAACAAGTCTAAATTTAGAAGATGTTTGTCTTTCAGAATCAAAAACCTCATTCAAATCTATTAATGTCGCCCTATCCCCTTGAACAATGTCTCTTCTTTCACCAATAAGTGGTAATTGTATTTGTACGGGTTGATTAGATGATCCCGCAAATCTTTTATTACCTAATACTATTCTTATTTCGTCTTGAGTTCTCATTTCTTATTAACCACCTATAATATACTTACTTATGAATCTGTTTAATGCGGTTTTACCTTTACCTAAACCAAAATAAAAATGGTATGGTGCACCAACAACAAAATTAGCTTTATTTTGATTAGACGGGTTAGTCCATAAAAAATCTCTTTCACCTAAATTATTATAGTTAAAAATAAAACCAGTGCTAGGACCATTAGTTGCTTTAAAATAATCAGCACCATTAAATGACATTTTTTGATATGGTATTGAATACATCTTATTAGTATTAGTAGGTATCGATGTTAACCAATTATTATATTGTGATCCAAAAATTGTTAAAGGTGTTGTATCTGCTTGACTATCTTGAAAAAATAATCCACTACCGATTGGTTTTCTTATTTCCCAATTATACATAGGAACTTCTTGCGTTTTAGGATAACCGACCAATTGTTGTACATTACCAAATGTTGCTGTTCCGGGTGTCATCGCAATTCTATTTACTGTTGTTGAAGAAAATAAAATACCTAAGAAATTTTCATTATTATATCCTAAAACTATATCATCATTCCCATAAAATTGTTCGTTGAAGGGTACAATTCCGTACTCTGAATTAATGCTAAATAGTTGAGCCAAATCTCCGTCAATTCTTTTATCAGTTCTAGAAAACAATGCGTCTATACTTGCATCGCCTGTATTAAACAATTGTCCTGTAAAATTTGAGTTAGTTAGTCTAGATAATATAAATAATAATAATAAATCACTAGTGTCGTTAAATGAGGTAGAATTTATCGTTTCAACTAAATAGTTTTCAAGTTGCGGGTTTAAACATATTTCTTTAGCAAATTGGTCTCTCGGTCCAAGATCCATAACCGTCGTCGGAAAAAACAAATTCCTATCGTTAGACCCTCTTCCGTACAAATCTTTTATAGGTTTCCAAGTACCAAAAACATCTCTAAATCTAGGTTCTTGACCAATAAAATATCCTGTAACATTTGTACCATTTTGTTGTAAAACGTATGGTGTAGATCTATAATAAAACGTGTTCGTATTTTCATTTAGGTATATAGGTCCTTGGTTTGGTCTAACCGGAATTAAATCAAAACTTTTTCCTCCACAAAAAATATTATTAACAGGTTCATTATTTGAATTAAAAATAGTTTTCTTTTTAAATGCAAATGAATATAACGACCCATTTACCCAGTTATTTTGAAATACGTGACTAATCACTCCTCTACATGCACCAAACGTAAATCTAAATCTAGTTTTCCATTCTTGAAAATTTCTTAAATCTCTTCTAACAGAACCTTGTCTAAAATAAGGTTTTTGAATTAACTTATAACACCCTTTAGTCATAAGTGTTGGGTTTTCATTTTCAGAACAAGGTTCTTTAACTCCAAAATTTTCTCCAGTACCACTATAACAATCAAGAGGTACCATACCTTCACAATTAAAGGTAGATAATACAGAAGTAGAGCCCGAATTTGCGTCTTCGGCTAAGTCATCAGTATTTCCTGTTGAGTCTCCTCCACTTCTTATAGGTATCACTTCTCCGGTATCTAAAATTCTATACATTGTTAAATTATCATTTTGATATAGCGCAAACCCATTACTACCACCTTGATCCGCCTCTTGTGTTGTATCGGATGTTGGTAACCTGTCGGACCTAATTATTAACTTAACATTATCTATATTATTATCAAATTTAATAATAGTATTTAATGCCTGATTAGTTCTATAGTACGCAGGTGCAAATAATCTTGGTTTACGGTGAGTATTTCCCCACCCATTTAATTTTTCAGGGTTGGTATTAACTCCATCAATATCAGTAAAATTAGATTCTGAATTTACATATCCATTTATATTATTAAAAAAAATAAATTGACCTGTTAATCCAGTGCCTAAAGAATCCCTTATTGATCCATATAATAAAGATCCTCCTTCAATAACCCCTTGTCCGTATGTTGCACCATCATTGTTTGGATATGCCAAAGTTTTAACTCTAATTCTATAGTCTTGTACGTGACCGTTGAAAATATCTTCCAACCCATTAGTTGTTACTGATACAATATTATTAAGACCATAGCTGTCAAGTAAATATGCCTTATATCCAAGACCTTGTTGTTTTCTATCCAATGCGGAATAATATTTAATAGCATCTGTTGTTACACCAGAGAATAAATTAGGGTCAGGCCTAAAATTAAATGGTTTAAAATATAATTTTTGATTTGGTGAGGTATAATCCACTTCATGTGATTCTGGTGATTGACTATTTGACCACCAATCGGTACCAACACCACCTGAATTAGGTTGGATTGGTACATTTAAATAAAAATTACCTTTAACTGTAATATTATTTGCTTGATTTCCAAATAATTTAGATAAATCATATTTAATAGTTTGTTTTTCTGTCCATACATCCACTCCTCTAACTAAAAATATTAATGTGTATCGTTCCCAATCAGAATTACTATTTGGGCTATTATCGGACTGATTTATCTTTAGAGGGTTTACGGTTGAATATATGTATGAGTCAGTTTCATCGTTACAACTTTGTCTATAATATACTCTTTGTCTTGGGTCTGTAAAAAATGTATTTATAAAATTAAAAGGTAATTGACTGTTAGCATAATTATTAGCAACTTCAGCAGTCATGCCTGTAATTACTTGAAAATATTCAACTCCTGTTTTAAACTTATACGTTCTTTCAACACTAGAACCAGTTAATATTATTTGTGAATTACCTATTGTTGTGTCCGGTTTTATGTATTGAACATTTGTAGAGTAAATATTTATTCCATTATAGTCTTGTAAAATAGAAGTCCCAGTAATTGAGTTAGTTCCTAATTGATTTTCTGTAGATCCACTAACATTGTAACCGTCAATATTTCTATCGTTAATATTCTCAGGATTATTAAATGTTATTATAGTACCAGAAGTTAAAGTATCGTTAGTGTTTGGATCACAAAGTAAAACCATAACATTATCAGTAAATGGTTGAGAAATAAATCCATCATTTTCTATTGTTGTTGTTATAATATTTTGTTTTACCGGTCCTGGCGAGTTATTTACATCAACATTTGAAGGATATGTTGGGATTGTTTGGTCAAAGTATCTTTTTCTAATATTTGCTAAGTTTAGTCTCTGTGAGTACGTAATATCCTCTAAAAATGACCCTGTTTGATTATTTCCTCCAGTATGCCAAAAATGTCTATTTATCGGACATCCTTGTACAGTACCATTTGGGTAACCTGCTAACGCGTATCTTATACCGTATGAATTCATGTCGTATTTTCTTTTTTGTGCCGCTGCACCTCCGGCATAATTTTCCGTTCTTTGTCTACAAAAAGCAGGAAAATTACTACACGCACTATCATCTGAACAATTAACTTCATTTGGTGTATTACCCCAAAAACTATTAGAATTAACGTCACATAAAAAAGATGAATTTTTTCTTGTAAATATTCTTTGTCCATCAATTATAAAAGAAGAAATTGTACCCGAAGTACCATCACCTGTTATATTTTCTAAATCCAAATCGTTAGTGTCGCAAGAACAAGCCTCACATTCAGGATAAGCCATTGAGGGTAGAGTAAACCCCTTTAACCCAACGTTAGCTTCTGTGATTAATGGACTAACTTTAGCAATAAAGAAAACGGTTGCTGCCCCAACAACTATTGCTAATAAACCTGAAACAACCATAAGACCAATCGCAGGAAATGAGGTAATAGCCATTGCAACTAATAACCCTGTTAAATATGTTAAAAATAAAGGAACACCAATAGCTATTGCCCATTTAACTATAGGTATAAAAAGACCTATTAAGTGCATCAAAGGAATTAGAACATACGCTAAAAAACCAAATATTGTTATTACAATATTAAACAGAAAAAATAATAAATCAAAATTTCTAACACCATCGTTAACAGGCATTCTATTTGTTGTTTTAGAACATTCCCTATTTGTAATCTCTTTAATACCCATGTGTCTTGCCCTATTGAATCCCCACTTCCATCTATCAATAAAACCAGAAACAGTATAAACTCTATTATAATTAAATTCAAAAAATTTATCTTCACAATTTATAGCATCTCTTATCATTTTTTGACCTATAGTTGTACCTGTATTCCCGTAATCTGTCCAATCAAGACTAAACGCGTATGATTGTCTTTGTAGTGTGTCGTCACTAGGTCCGTTAGCGTTTGTTGTGTTATTCCAACCATACTCTCTAATATTTGGTACTAAATATTCTGCTCTTTGTACTGACTGACCAAAGGCTTCGTTTTGATATTGAATTTTAAACCTATATTTTGCCTTTGTTGGTATTCCGACTGTAGGGTCGTTTGATAAAATCTGTTCTCCAAATTCATTTGTTGTAACATAATCTAAATTCATAGGCACTTCTGTAAGCCATGCACCCTCATTATCAATTATATTACCTCCTTGATCTAAATTATGTTGTTCTAATATTGGTAGTCCTGCTGCGTCTGAATATATTGTTTGCCTAATTGCTAAAATTCTACCAGGGGCGGTGACTAAATCACAAAGATTTCCTGAGTCAAATTTAGGTTTACAATTAGATTGTAATGCGTCTTCATCAGTAGTTGAGAAAATTGAACCCATAAAAATTGCTTGTGGTTCTATTTTTATTCCCGAATCTCTTAAATCAAAATCAACTCTTGTTATACCTATGTTACATAAATCTTCCTCACCCCAAAAAGACGCGACTTCAACTTCTTTTTTTTGATTAATTATTTGTGGTAAAGAATCTAAGTCAGTAGATGACCTAAAAGAAGGCCCATCAAACTGACCTTCACTACCCATACCCATTCTTATTAAATCAGATGGTCTTAATGAAAAACAACCTATGTTTGATAAATCGGCATCCATAATTATTATTTGTTGTCCTAAAGGGACACCAACAATCATGAAATCACCGCTATCGTTAGTTCTGGCGGTGTATTTATAATATTTTTCATAAACTTCTAAAACCTCACTTCTTGTTAAAACATCTTCTCTATCAGGAAAAGTACCTGTAGGGTTATGTCCTCCATATTCTTGAACGTAAGGTAATAAGTTATACCTATATCCGTCTTCGTTTTTGTCTGTTAGTGTTTTATATGGGTATAATGTGGATATAACAGGATCTTCGTCATCTTCGTTTGATAATGGCACAAAAACGGATACACTAACATTTGGTACCCCATAACCTCCATTTGTTATTACTCTACCAGCAATTACACCATAATCGGCACAAAACCTAGTATAAAGGTCTGATTGTTTTAATTTTAAAGATAGAATTTCAATAAAATCAAAGTCTTGATCGATTTTGATTCTTATGTTCTTATCTATACCCGGTGTTGTTCTTAATCTATAATTTTTAGACATGGTTCTCTTTGTTCATAAATAGTTATGTTACTATTTTTAAAAGTAAGTTTGTATGTTTAAAAATAAAGAATCTTATGAGAAATTAACCGTTCCTAAAGTTTTAACCCTAACTTTAATGTCTTTATTTGGAAATCGTACTTGGTATATCTGATCGGGTTCAGCAAATATTGTATCATCAACTAATTCAATTTGTTTTGTTGCCGGATCAACATATCTTTGTGATGTTTCAGATGATGAATACTGACCACCAACTTTATTATATACATTAATTGCTGTTAATGTATTAACACCGTTAATTGCTTGTACAATTCTTCTTAAATCAGATATATTAACATTTTGACCAAGTTCTCTTTTACCTGGTTCCATATAGTCTGTAACTGTGTTAATTATTTGTGTTATTATTTGCGATCTTGACCCGATGTTTTCAGTAACAACAAAAAATTCTAATTCTAAATCAATAACCTTTGCAACTTCAATTGATATATAGTCATTAATCATTCTATATTTAGAAAGGTATGTTGCTAAGTTAGTTTTAAGATTATTGGAAACTGTTTGTGTTAACGATCCATTAGCATCAAAAGATAATATTTTAATTAATATTTTATTATCAATTTCAGTTATAGATACTTTCGCAGGTGCCCCGAATTGTCCTGGCATGGTATCGATTAAAGATTTATAGTCATTTACTGTCACCGCCCTTCTTTGGGAGGCGAAATTAAACGTAACCATATTTCTTACTTCTTCAATTGTTGGTTGATTTGATCCTCCGATTGCTGCACTCACATTAGTAACCGTAATTGATTGTGTAACGCTTTGATTATAACTAGAACTACTACCATTAACAAAGAAATTAGGATTTATTACTTGGTTTATTGCTCCTACCCCAATATTTGACGTAATACCACCACCTATTCTATATTGTACAAATAATGTTGTATTTGGTTTAACGGTTAAACCCAACCCTATATTGTTTTGATAATTTTGTAGTTTTAAAGTAACTCCCGTTCTAGAAAATTGTTGTAATTGCTCATTTGGGGTAGTAGTTCCCGCACCAAATTGTATTTTTAAAAACCCTTCTGGGGTGTATTCAGTTATAAATCTATTGTCAGTTTTAATATATGTACCAACTTTTACCCCAGCATTATCAACTGGTTTAGTTGAATCTTCAATAAAAACAGTATCCTCAACTAAAGAATCAACTTGATACCACCTACCTTCGGTACCAGCAAATTCAGCATAGGTTGGTGTGTTTTGATAAGATGTTCCGTCTTTTTGTATTATTGATGTTACCCCTAAAACATTTTTTTCAGGTAAAAACAAACTATAAAATGGAACAACGTTGTTTGGATTTATTACAGTTTTAAACACTTTAGTGGTACCATTAACTATCACTTCTCTTTTAGTTATAACATAATTTACTAAACTGTTATTTTGGTCAAAAGTAGGTACTTTAGTCCTATTAATAGACCCTTCAATATTAAAATCAGAATTAAAGTCAATATCATATAAATTTTCAAAAATAGTACCTCCACCACCAAATTGAGACCCGGCTCTTAAAATACCACAATAACTACTATCTTCTTGATCTCCATTAGCGGGAACAGTAATAGAAATATCAGCAATTGCAACTGAAGGTCTAAAACCAGGTATTTTTAAACCATACGTTCTAGCAATGTTAAAAACTGATGACCTTTGTTGTGCGTATTGTAAAACTGTTTCTTGAATACTTCTATCAATATGAAAATGTAGGTTATCAGTAACTGCAGCATTTAAATCCATCAAAACAGAAAATACAGATGCGTCATTAAAGTTTTGAATTAATTCGGGATAATATTGTTGCGTGAAATTTATAAGCTCTTGTCTTATTCCTTCAAAATCTCTTTCTGTGTATGATATTTTTTTATTAGCCATATTAATTAAATATTAATTATTACAAATTCTCTAGACCCAAAAGCGCTAGCGTTATCAATATATTCTATTTTTACCTTAGCTGTGTATTCTTCTGTGTTAGCCCCTGGTACTCTATAGACAGGTATATCAAATTGTTCCGATGATAATTCACCAAGTGATGGTTCAGTATCAATATAAGGTTCAATAGTTATATTTTGTATTACTAAATTAGGTATATATTTACTTACCGATTCTTGTATTTCTGATTTAATGTTTTCAAATGTTTCTCCGTCTAATGGTTCAAAAATATACTCATATAGTCTTGTACCAAAATCAGGTAAATAATATCTCGTTCCCTTTCTAGTTAATAATAAATGAATTAAGTTACTTCTTATTTCATCATCTGTTTGTTCAGAAAGTGCCAAAAATTTACCATTAGTACTTTGCCTAAACGGGAATATTATACCATAAGTAATACCATCTGCCATATTAAATAAATATAGTGTTGGTAAATTTTATATAAATAAAAAAATCCTTACTTTCGTAAGGATTCTTTAAGGTTTTGATTTCCTCTTTCGTATTGAGGTTCATAAGGACAATGTAAACACCTACTTCCACAACACTTACCTCTTCTTATATGATAATCTTCGGTCATAACCATTCTACCTTGGTTATCATAATAGAATTCGTTTGGTTGTAGTTTAGGTCCGAATTCCCTAACATATAATTGTTGTACCCAATCTTTTGATGCGTTTACTGTCATGACTTATACTATTTCACATGCCCCACCAGCACAAGCGGCTTCACCTCTAAGGTCGGTATTATCTTGTAACTCAACAACTTTAGTTAAATCAACATCAGTTAATGTTTTAACTAATCTTTCAAAGTCTTCTTTTGTACAATCTTCAAAAGGTGCTTGTGTGTAAGTTCCTCCATTATATGGTAATACAGATAGTCCATTATAAAAATCTCTGTTATTCCACATCCAATCACCAACTAAATCCCACTCATCTTCTTTAATTGAAACGGTTGCAGATACATTATGTGTGTTTTGACCGTTTCTGTGTCCAGGTTTAATCCATTCTTGAGAAACTTTCTTAACTCTTTCTAACATCTGAAATACTGACTCGTGTCTAACAATAGACCCTTCTGGTGCTCTTTGTGGGATAGTAATAACCGCAGTGTCGTGAGGACGGAAAAACTCATCTTCAATTAACTCAGGGTGATTAATCGCCAAGTAAGAATAGATTGATTCGTTTTTACCAACACGGATTCTTCTTAAATAGAAGTCATTATGCCAAGCGTGAATTCCTGATGAGGTTCCTAACACTAACGATGAGGTTCCTGATGGTTTAACGGTCGTTGTTCTTGCTGATTTATTAATTTTAATAAGTTCAGCAACTCTTTCGTTTTCTTCTTTAACGGCCTTAGCCGCTTTTTTCATGTCATACCCTAAAACAACACCTGAACCAATACCTGTCATACCAACACCAATAAGTGCATCTTTTTCAGTTGTTCTTTTCCAAATATCTCTTAAATAATGGAAGTCAGTATAACCAGCCTGTAATGTACCAATAAATGCGGCTGCTCTAACTCTTTTTTCAAAATCTTCTTGTGATTCGATATCTGAAGCATTTACCTCACATAAGTTACAAAATTGGAATGGTCTTAGTGCGATTTCACAACAAGGGTTTGTTCCCCAATCTTTATCGTTAGATAGATAAATTCCAGGTTCTCCTGCCCCTGATAATTCAATACGTTTCCAAAGATCCATAAAGAATTCTTTTGTGATTTTGTGACGAAGAAGTACCGCTGAGTTATTTGCTCTACCTCTTTGTGCGTTTTGTTCCCACCAATTTCCTGACTTACAAGAAATCATTTCTTCATCATCAGCCGAGAATAATGAAATAAGTGCCGCTCTTCTGATACCACCAGCTAGAACTGCGTCAGCAATATGACATACGATATCGTGAGTTTCAATTGGTGTTAATTTTTCACCGTCTTTTTTGTTATCCAACACTTTAGTAATGTGGTGAATACAATCTTTTAACGGTTGAGGTCCTGGTGCTTTACCTCCTGATGTTACAAGCATCGCCCCTTTTTGTCTAATATCTGAAAAGTCAAAAATAGGTGTTGATGACTTATAACCTAAATACGATTCCATTAACACTTTAATGGCATCTGCCCATCCTTCAATTGAGTCACCAATTAAGTAACGTCTTGTTCTTTCAGGATTTGGTTTTTTAATATCTGGTAATTTTTCAACGTGGTGTTTTTGAACTGAGTAACCAACTCCTGTTCCACCTAAAAGTAAAAACATAGTTTCAGAAAATGAATCTACGTGGTCAATTGGCATGTAAGCACAATTATAAATTCTGTTTGGTGAAATCTCAATTGGTTTCCCACCAAATTGTAATGATCTCATTGATGGTAATACTTTCTTGTCGTATACCATTTTATATACCTCCTCTATCTCATCTTTAATGTGGGGGTACTTACGTTGGTGCATTTCTTTGTTTCTTGTTACCAACTCTTCCCAAGTCTCTCTCCTGT